AAATATCATACGATTAGACTTGCATGAAGCGGGACTACTGTACAAATATGCAGAAAAAACATGGATAGAACCAAGAAAACTATTTCATCATACAGGAAGAGGAAATACTATATTAGAAATTGGTAGGTATTGGGGAGGTTCAACAGTATTACTTGCCATGGCGACACATAATTCAGATGTAAAAATAGTTTCGGTTGATGTTGTTGAGGGGTGTCATGATCCTGATGTTGATGATTGGTTAAATGAATATGATGAAAAAGAAAGAATAGATATTAGAGTAGACAATTCCCATGCAATGGAAAATATTCCAATATCCTTATTGTTTGTAGATGGTGATCATTCGTATGAAGGAATTAGAAAAGACTTTATTCACCATTGGAATTATTTGAGTGGTGAATGCTTAGCACACGATTATACTGATCCCACATGTGAGGGTGTAACCAAATTTATAAATGAATGGATCGAAGATGGTTATGCTGAAATAATAGAACAAAAGCAAACGATGGTTGCTCTCAGAAAATTGAAAGATTATGAAATTTGAAGAAATACAAAAATTATGGACTAGTGATTGTCCGATTGATGAAACTGAATTGTCACAAGAATCGGTTAAAATTCCACAATTACATAACAAGTATTTAATACTTTATTCCAACGAAAAATTAAAATTCAAAGAATTGAAGTATCTATTTACGGGTCTCATTAAAAGAAAAAGAGATTATTATAGTGGGAGGATGACTGCAGAAGAATTAGAAGCTGCGGATTGGGAGCCATTTCAATTAAAATTACTCAAAGCAGATGTACAAGAATACATAGATGCTGATGAGAATGTAATAGAATCTAAGAAACTACTCGCACTACAAGAAGAAAAGGTTGATTATCTTGAAGCTGTAGTGAAGGGATTATCTACCAGAGGATATTTAATTAAAAATGCAATCGATTGGAAACGATTCACAGAAGGTCATTGATACGATAGAAGTATCTAAAAAGGATGAAGTATATCTTAAGATAAGCTGTGAAGCTGGCATAGCGCAAGAAATTTGTGATTATTTCACATTTACAGTTCCGGGCCATACATTCATGCCAGCATATCGTATGAAGATTTGGGATGGAAAGATAAGATTATTCAATATTCACAATAGGTTACTGTATGGTGGATTACTTGAGTACGTGTTTATCTTTGCGGAGCCCCGAAATTATCGAGTGGCCCCGATAGGTTTTGATTGGAAACCTAAAAAAATAGCAAAAAATCAAGCTTTCCTTGATGACTTAAAGTTACCTTTTGAACCTAGAGATTATCAACTTGAAGGATTTCTCCATGCTCTGTCATATAAAAAATGTTTGTTAGTATCTCCTACTGCGAGTGGAAAATCCCTGATCATTTATTTAATTGTACGAGCACTTAACGTTAAGACTCTTATAATCGTACCCACCACTTCCTTAGTTTCTCAATTATACGCAGACTTTCAAGAGTATGGATGGGATTCCGCAAAATTTTGTCACCAAGTCTATGCAGGACAAGACAAGGTATCAGACAAAAAGGTTGTCATCTCCACATGGCAATCCATTTATAAACTCAATAAGAAACTTTTCGAACCATATAAGTTAGTTATAGGTGATGAGGCACATGGATTCAAGTCAAAATCTCTTACATCTATTATGACCAAATGTGTAAATGCAGAATATCGAATTGGAACTACAGGAACATTAGATGGAACGCAAACTCACAAATTAGTACTTGAGGGTCTATTTGGTAAGGTTCATAAGGTTACAACAACCAAAAAGTTAATTGATAGAAAACAATTGGCGCCATTTCGTGTAGAAATTATAGTATTAAAGTATCCTGATGTAATATGTGAACAATTTAGAAAAATTAAGTACGCAGATGAATTAGAATTTATAGTAGGACATGAAAAAAGAAATAAATATATAAGGAACTTAGTATTATCACTCGATGGTAATACGTTGTTACTTTTTCGATTAGTGAAAAAGCATGGACGCATTTTATATGATATAATCAAGGAGGAAACAGATGTCAACAATAGGACAACTTTTTTCGTATACGGCGGAACAGAAACCGAAGTCAGAGAACAAATCAGAGCAATCGCAGAAAAAGAACGGGATGCCATCATCGTGGCAAGTTATGGGGTATTCAGTACCGGCATCAACATTAGGAATTTGCATAACATTGTGTTTGCTAGTCCTTCTAAGAGTAGGATTAGAAACCTTCAGTCAATAGGTCGAGGATTAAGGCTATCAGATAATAATCAAGAAACAGTATTATATGATATTGCAGACGATTTGAGATGGAAGAACAGAAAGAATTATGCTTATCGACACCATGAGGATAGAATTAAAATATATGATGAAGAAAAATTTCCATATAAAATTCATAATATTACGCTAAAGGGATAAATGCCAGAATTGGATAAAGACAACCTAAAAGTAATAAGATTAGATAATGGGGAAATAATCTTTTCAAAAGTAGTAGTGAATGATAAGAGTAAAGACAATGGTTATTTAGAACTGCATTGGCCAATGAAAGTTTTAATGAAATTTAATGATGAAGAAAAAAGCACCCAATTAGCACTACTTAAGTGGCTACCTTTTACAGATACTACATTTGTACCTATAGCAGCAAGATGTATTATGTCTGTTTCACAATTAGGGGAACAATATCAAGATTTTTATTTGAATTCTGTACGAGAAGATTCTGGCCACACTCAAGATCAAGAATTAAATAAAATGTCAAAGTTGTTAGCAGACTTTGAGCCTGATGGTTTGATGAACTAAACTTGACATCCTCAAATTTCATGATATAATAAAAGGTAGACAATAACTAAAATAGGTGCAATATTATGGCAAAACGAAAAACAAAAGGCAATAAAATTCATTATGTGGATAATGCCAAATTTTTAGAGGCGATGATCGTATATAAAAAAGAATATGATGACGCACTTGAAAAGAAAAAAGACCTTCCAATAATTTCAGAATATTTAGGATCTGTATTTCTGAAAATAGCTCAAAGGCTGTCCTTTAGGCCAAACTTCATAAATTATGCATTCAAGAATGATATGATATCTGATGGAATAGAAAATTGTCTACACTATATTCACAATTTTAATCCCGAAAAATCAAACAATCCTTTTGCATATTTTACTCAAATAATTTATTATGCTTTCATTCGAAGAATTCAAAAAGAGAAGAAACAATTATATATAAAATACAAGAGCATGCAAAACTATGAAATAACTCCTGGGTATATGGATATTGATCATCACGATATTCCTGATGTACCTCACGATTATAAAAATTCTGATTTTAAAGTAGTAGTTGATGAATTTGTAGATAATTTTGAAAAGAGTAAGAAAAAGAAAGCGGTTAAGAAGACCGAATCCAAGTTAGAACTTTTTATGAGTACTGTAGTATGAAAATAGCTCTTATAACCGATACTCATTGGGGAGCAAGGGGCGACAGTCTTACCTTCATGAATTATTTCCGAAAATTTTATGATAATATATTTTTTCCATATTTGGAAGAACATAATATCAAAACACTCATCCATTTAGGTGATGTGGTAGATCGTAGAAAATTCATTAACTTCAAGATACTGAATGACCTACGAACAAATTTTATTGAACGCCTATGGAAAATGGGGGTAGATACCCACATAATTATCGGCAATCACGATACCTTCCACAAAAATACTAATGAATTAAATTCCCTTCAAGAGATTTTTACAACTCATGATGGAAAAGTTGAGCCTTGGATGTATGCTTCTCCAAAAGAAGTAGACTTTGATGGATTAGGAATACTCATGATGCCGTGGATATGTGAAGAAAATTATGGTGAATGTTTGAAGGCAATTAAAAACACTCAATGTCAAATTCTTATGGGGCATTTAGAGGTTAAAGGATTTGAACAACATATTGGTTCATGGAGTTATGAAGGTGTAGAAGCGAAGATTTTTGATAAATTTGATATGGCTATGAGTGGACATTTTCACCACAAGTC